GATCAACTGCGCTATCACCTTCAGCAGGTAGAGCAGGAGCACGAGTTACCAAGTGGATTGCGCTACGGCTGAAAGCCATGTTACGGTCGAGTGAAGCATTCAAAAGAACAGTTTCACCAGTACCAACAGTAGCTTCGAGTAAGCCAGGTGCAGTGATATCAATATTACCACTATCAACATCTGCATTAGCAGTAGAGACAACGTAATAAATACCAACATTACTGACAGCATCACTATGGATGACGTCACCAGGAAGTACTCCACCTGTTCCAGTAATGCCTACAGATAAAGAAGTTTCGCCGATAGGTTCAACAGCATCGAAATCAGCAGCACCGTCATAAGTACCATTAGTATGAGTAACAACCTGCGCAGACTCACGAATAGACATGCCATGAACATCTAACAAGACGCCCTGTCGTAGGATGTCTTCACGACCAGCTGTATTAGCACCAGCATACTGAGCATTACCACGAAGGGCAGCGCCAGCAGTCGTATTCAAAATAAGATGCATATCACTGATAGGAGCGCCATTGTCAACTAAGATTCTGCGCACGTTAGCAACATCATTGTAGTTAGCTGCATCAAACAACGTAGTACCTGATGGCACAACTGCACGAGATGCTTTAACATACAAACCAGCTAAATCAGCTTCGATTTCGTTAGTAAGAGTACGCATGGCTTGAGCAAATTGATCTCGTAAGATTGCATTGTACCCAGGGCCAGTATTCATACCCATCTGCTCTTCGCCGTTCCAACGAACAGGCACATAACGTACTTTACTAATAGTAATAGTTTTATTACCAATAGTTTGATCGCCATTATCTGCTGGCAGTTGTCCAGCCGTTAAATCAGAAGCAGTTGATGCAGGTGCAACAAAGCTTCGTACCGTTTGATCTTTTGATGCACGTTCCATACCACTATCACGAGACACAGCAGGAATGAAACCTGTAAGTTCGCGCGACACAGTATCTAATGCAGCAAATAAATCGGGGGTTAAATTAGTTAGCGTATTAGCCATAATTTAATATCCTTTTTTTTGTAAAATTAATCTGTAAGGGTTCCACCTTTCTTCATGAATTCCGCACGTTGTGTAGTATCCATTTTATCGAAAGATGATCGTTCAATTGTCATTTTTCCGGAAGCACCGCCTCCATCTCCGGAAGCACCGCCCCCGCTTGATTTGTTTCCTCGAAGCAATGATTTAAATCTATCATTGGATTCGAACTCACGCTTTAGGTCCTCTAAACTCGACACAGTCAAGTCACCATTAGAATCTAAAACCTTTATACCGTCATCAGTATACTTAATACGTTTACTGATGAATTCACTTAATAATTCAGCATTCGTTCCATCGGCTAACTCTGCGGCCAGCTTCATGGACTCTGTGCGGGTCCTCTCAGAACCTACCCTACTATTCAATGCTGTTAATCTATCCTCTAAGTCCTTCCGTTGTTGTTCGGAAGATTTGAGAAGTTGCTCAAAGTCTCCGTTCTTCTTAGCCTTCTCCATATTAGCTAACTCAGCAGCATCCGCCTTCTCGCGCGCTACGGCCTTAGCTTTCTTTGTTTCATCTAACAACTGGTCCGCCTTCCCTTTAACCGCGTCGAATTGCGATTGTATGTCTTTCAACATAGTATCCTTATCTGCCAATTGCTTTTGTAAATCTTCAATATTCACTTCTTCGTTTTGTTGCTCACTCATTGTCATCTCTCCACAAGATTGATGTTAAATAATCACAGATTATTAATCGTCGAGTCCAGCCCGTTCAAAGGCTAATGGCTCTTTACGTTTAAGCTGCTCTAATGTAAGTGGTTCAAAGTTCTTATCAACGAATTGACGAACAGATAATCCACCCTCTCTATATAACTTCCCTTTATCTACTCCTAATACTTCATCCTGAAAGCTTGATGGCTGCTTCTTAAGCCAGCTATTATATGTTGTAGTACCTTTGACTGTCTCAGCCCCGTCGTCCCCGACTGCTGGCCTCTCAGTATCTATATCCTTTTTAACGCTAAACTCTTCCTTCACAGTAGGTATCACAGTGCTCCTACAGCCCCAATGTACTGGGGGTCTAGGTCCCGACTTCTCAGGAAACTTCTGACCATCTAATGCTTGGCATGTATGAGTAGTTCTACCGTCTAAGGTAGATACCCATTCAACACCTTCGATAATATCTTCATTATCATCCAATGTTACTTGTCTTGCTGCTGTACTAATCTGATTAGTCACCGTACGTACAAGAGCCGCTGTATGGTTACGTTGTATCCTCTTATTGACAAAGTTAACATCGCGAATAATCTCATCGCTAGTACGTCCTGCTACTACCCCATCCTTAATAACGTTAATCATCTGCTTACGCTTCTTCTTACTGAACTCACGTAATGCCGCCTCTATGCTTACGGTCCCTGTAGTGAACTCTATTGGGCGACTGAATACAGCAGCCTCTATGGTTGCCGATGCCGGCGTAGTGAAGTCAGTATTAGTCGCTTTAGTAAACATCCGGGCACTGAAGTCAGCCTCATAGTCAGCAAAGTCCTTCATATTCTTAGACAGCTTCTTACCCATCTTATCGTATATCTCAGCCATCGTTCCATCTAGCTCTTTCAGTAAAGCAGTGAACTTACGCTTATTAAGCTCGGTCACATTCTCCTGAGATAACCGAGCTAACGTAGTACGTCTGATACGCTCAATGAAAGGTAACATCTCTTTCAATTGTGAGCCAGCAAAGCGTCCTATGAAGATAGCATGCCTCGTTGAGGCGTTCTGTAAGAAGGTTCTGGTCGTAGCCATTACTCAGTTCCGCCATCTATTGGGTTAATGTCCAACACCTCTACATCAATGTCATCATCAGTCCTATCAGCTTTGATAGTACCAGTCTTACGTAACGTATCACGTATATCTGCTGCTGCTATGATACCGTTGTTGAATAGTTGTAGTTGTGCCATAATCATTTGTGGGTCTAACGTCACATCGAAGAATTGATCGTTAATTAGGAATACTAAATCATCCCCAGCTTCCTCGTTGGTCATGAACTTCAATACCCAATCCAAGCATGTCAATAAACCCTCATTCACATTGTGTGTAATGGTTGATAGTACGCTATTCTCTCCGCTATGCTTAATACGAGCGGCTTCGGCTGTTTCGTTAGTGCCTGCCGGCATTACCAACCTAGCTCCTACCATTACCGCCTGCTCTTCTTTGCGCTGCATAGCGACATCGGCGAGTTGGTTAGGGTCAGCTTGTAATAACATAGCTGAACCGCCTGCACCTAGGTTATGCCCTCTACGAGCTCCTATTAGCACCCCATTCGGGTTAGCGTCGGCGAACTGCTCAGCTGACATATCTGTCGAGATGATCAACGTAGGTTGACCAGTAACGTGAATAGATTCCTCGTAGTCAGCACTGTTACGTAGATGGCCTATGTTCAATTCAGATAAGTCATATAGAGGTGCGGGGTCAATCTCTGAATCATTGTTGTCCGCGCCTACGAACACGAAGGGAATGAAGTCCCAAGATGTCCCACTAAAGTCTCTAGGCTGGTATTCATGTATAAGGTTACTCTCTTCGTCGAACAGTTGTTGTACGTATACCCCGTTAACAAGCCTAAGCACTCTAAACTGTGCTACAGACTCCCAAGTAAAGCCGTCAAAGCCTATACGGCTCACATGCTCTTCTAACACTACTAATGTGAGTGTATGTTGTCCGTTAATGATTGTATTCTGCCAGTTGATGATGTTCTCAGCCTTGTACCTATTGATACGTGCTCTGAGATTCATGTTCTCTACTTCAGCAGCTGTTAGGCCATCCTCAGAGGCTGGAAAGTCCACTAGTAGGCCATAACGACCCGCTTGCAGTACCTCTCCTGTAATCTCTTGAGCTAGGCTCTGGATGCTAAGCTTGTTGCCTGTAGCATCTACGTTTAAGTATTCAATAGTTAATGGTAAGTCTGTCTCTATGTCCTTGCTGAATACCGCGCCCACAAGCCCGTTCTTCGTACGTGCAGTGAAGTTGGTTAATCTAGCGTCATCTCTATATCTCTCTGACCTAAGCACGTCTGTAGGGTCTATTGCCTTTATATATTGCTTGACGTCGCTATTAATGACATCCCTAACGAGCTGCCAGCGTACTACATTCTTGTCATAGCTTGGGTGAGTTGATTTAACTGCGCTCATGGTTTATCCTCTTTATATGGTCATACTTATAAGCAATCTCGCTTACATTCGGTCCGCTCCCCACAAGGTCACACTTAAGACACTGCCATTCAGCCCTAGGCTTCTCTGCGAACAATGCTTCTTCGTTGTATATCTTGACGTGGTCACAAGTCCCATCATCGTATTCTATTAGTGGCCACATACACACTCCTAGTCGTCTAATACCTTATATCCAGTCTTTCTACTGAATGACATACCTAGATACGCTCCGCCGTCTACTGATATCCCGGTCCCGAACTCATCAGCGAGGTAACATCTTGCCAAATGATATTGACTCCCATCTAAGCCTAACTTCTCATTCAGTATTGCGGCACAGCGTTCGACTCTCTCCGAACTCTCGCTACTACATCTACACAACTTGAGGTCATGTTGAGACATCGATTGTAATATATCTCCACAATGTAAGCATTCTACTCTTGGTCCTATATCCATGATATCTCCTTAAGTATGCGTGTAGAAGTTAATCGGTATATGCGCTACAGGCTTCCTGATAGGCATCTCGTATGCTACTAGATACGTAGTCGCGTCGTTCTGGTGATCATTGCCCGACTTCTTATCAGGCTCTCCATTCTTATCATACGCCTGCTGCTCTAAGCAACTAGCCACTGTAGGACAAGCATTATGGTTGACATACACCTTACCTTTACTCAGAGCTCCATTCATAGCCATCACACGGTCTTTAACCATAGGGTTCTTCCTAGGAGCCCTAACAGCGAATCCGGCCTGCTCAAGGAGCGCTATATCGCTTATGGATGCATTAACAGTCTTCCTACTACCTCCGGATGCATCAGGATACATAGTTATCTTATGTCCTGACCACTTCTCTTGTATAATCTTCACCATCTCAGGTGTATCGTACATATCTACTAGTTCATACACCGCGTGCCACTCACTTCCACCACTCCGTCTGACATATACAGTAGCTGCTTGTTGCGTGACGTTGAAGTCACAGCCTATATAGAGAGCCTCATTAGGTCTGATGGTCTCTGTGCTGTTATGTGAGTGCCTGTTATATGAGCTATATACGTTACCGCCTACAAGGTTAACAAACTGCCCATCAATGTATGCCTTCACCAACTCAGCTGGATATGTATCAATCAGCGATTGAATATAGTCCTCTGGCAAGAAGGGATTACTATGTGATGATGCATGCACCTTCTTATAATCACTTCCGCCCTTCTTAGACCATCTATCATACACGAATGCGAATCCTTCAGGAGTCGTATAAGCTGATACTCTATTCAGTGAGTCTTTATTGCTATCTAGTGTCTGTCTGTTACGCGCTATAATCTTATTCCATGCTTCCGCTGCCTTCATGGCTGGTAGAGTATCTAACTCATCCACATGCGCCCTATGCGACTCGTAACCGATGATTCGTTCAGGCTTATCCAATGTTCTCAGTATGAACTTACCGAAGCCTGGTGATGTACAGCTTATTATCAAGTCTGACTTGTGTGTCTCGTACTCAATACCGTACTCTGTGAGCATCTCTTGTAGTCTAGGTAGTAAGATAAGCTTTACTAAGTCATACGTTGGTGCATATAATGCAATAACTGCTTTAGACGATAAGCTGGCGTCCATAATAGCCGATTGTAGTAATGCGTATGTCTTACCTGAGCCGAAGCCTCCAACGAATAAGGGATACTTAGCTACTAAGGCGTAGAACTCTGCTTGGGGCTCTGTAGCCTTCATGATTATAGTACGACTCATAATGTTACCTCATAAGGAGTACGATGATAGCTGCGAACCCTACTATGTTGATTAATTGGATTGGTATGGACCTAAGCCTAAACCCTATCGCTGCTTTCATAATCTTTAAACGTCGTCTTAGTCTCATACCAACTCCTACTCATTCATAAGCCGCATAACAATCTCTCTCTGCAACTCTAGCAACCCAGGTATAGGATAAGGTACTTCAGAACCTCTACCATTCTCGTATAATCTCTCATGCTCATCTAGAAGTTCTAGTATAATAGCTTTGTTTGTAGTCATATCAACTCCTATTCATTCAACCATTCATCAGGTATAGTCTTAGCGGCCCATTTGAAGTTATTCTTCTCTGACCACATCGCATACGTCGTCTTACTTGTCTTAGTTATCTTAGTCTTAGGATTCTGGAATACGAATCGTATATCTAAGTCTGGATTACATCTACGTACATCCAAATGCTTCATTCTATCAGCAGGCTTGAAGTAACCCTTAATCTCTACGTATAATGTAGTGCCATCTTGCTTGGTTAGCAGTATATCAGGTGTGTATGTTCTCGTCTTAGGGTTAGGGGTGTATTGGAGCTTCTCTGTCTCATAGCCGAAGTCTATACCCTTCTCCTTAAGTTCTTCTTGTATAGTTAGTTCCAATTTGGAACGTACTCCTAACCTCTCGTATAGTGCTCTATATTTGCCAGCGTTCTTGATTGCCATAGTCTCACCTTATGTTAGATACTTGTTCTTTTCCCGATATCGATCATTGATCACGTGATGTAATATATCCATCGCTAAAGTGGCAGTCAAAAGTATTCCTCTACTATCTCTATTCATTTCGTATAATTTATCATACTCATCTACATACTGCGCAGTTAATACGTCATATTGTTCCTCTGTTATGTTCATCATAGTCTCACCTTATGTCATCAATCCAATCGATAGATTAGGGGGCGTATACATTTACAATATTTAATTGTATCAGTATACGACAGTGATAGCTTCGTCCGTCCACCTGCCTTGGTTTACCCCCAAACTCGTCGAGCATCACCTTACGTTATCAATCCGCTTAGGGGTGGCCAGTGGAATTCGAATCCACATCTACCTAAGTCACATTCAGGTGCTTTACCGTTAAGCTATGACCACACTTAAGCAGACTGTTTCAAAACGTTCATAATTGTACCGTACATGTGAAAAACGATTACTTTTGTGTGAAAATGTGCGTAATAGTACCGTATGGTAATAAAACACACGCCGATAAATAGGTCGGCTGTCTAGGCATATCTAGTAAAGCCTTGAAGGCTACCGCATCTCGAACAGCCGAGTATTGTACTAGTTTAGTGTTGGCCTAACCCTACCAACTCCTGCTACGCGCCCGAAGGTCCCCGATCACAGTTCCCAGGATAAGTCAGACTTACCCCCCTAAGCTCCTGTTGCTGGTCTATAACGACCAATTCTGGTCTACTGTACTGTTCATACATTGTTGACGTACATCATCATCTAGACGTGTAAGTGCTGCCTCGGCCTCTGCTTCAAGCTTACTAGCTTCTGAGGCCTTAATCCAGCCATCAGTATTCATCTTACCTAATTCAGTCAACTCATACTTAGTATCATCGCCGTCAACATCTGGTGTATATGGGTCTAGGTATGTCTCCATACCCTCTAGGATGACCTCATGGTCGTATCCTGCAGCTGATAGGAACTGAGCGAACTGTTGTACTACGGTGTTAGCTTCTATGTCACCAGCAACGCTCATCTGCATGTCTATATCACCTTGTACGAAGCTGAAACTGAATCTAGTTTGGTTATCCATCTTTGACCTCCAGAGTTGTAAGATGATAATCAACATAGCGTTCAAAGTCAAGCCTCGCAAATTCTCTTGTCGAGCCGTAATAGATAGTAAGAGCACTGATAGACCTAATTTGTCCGTAATATACACCAGACTCCGCGGCATAATGTGTTGAACCGATATACCCTTTATATGAGAATGTATTATCCATCTTTGACCTCCAGAGTTGTGAGATGATAATCAACAGCGCGCTCGAAGTCACGTCTCGCTGATTCTTTCGTTCCGCCCCAATATCTAACAAGAGCATCAATAGACCTGATTTGTCCATAATATGCACCTACGGCACAGTTTAGGGTACTGGTATATCCTTTATATGAGAATGTATTATCCATCTTTGACCTCCGCTTTACCGTTGAGTACCTCGATTTGTATCTTACCTATGTCAGGCTTCTCTGCCGTCTCATCTCTATTGGTCTCTCTCCATTCGCCTTGTGTCTTCAAGAAGAATATCTGCGCTGTTACATTGTTATTAGATACAGCGTTATGGTATAATGCGTTAGCTACCTGTACTATCTTATCTATGCGTGCATTGATTAGCTCAGGGCCGTAGTACTTACGTAGTGTGGGCTCACTGATGCCTAGATAAGCACATATCTTAAGCTGTGTAATACCGAATGAGGATAAGGCTGCTACCTTAGCTCGATTCTCTGTTGTTGGTTTGTGGGTTACTGACACAATCAGTTCTCCTTGTTTAGTATCCGCATACTGGTATCAGCATCTGGGCCGTCTACTCTAATAGGCGGTGTAATCTCTACTCGTAGCTTATCTATCTCTTTCTGTAAATTAACGATTTTAATCGCTCTAATTATGCTCTCTCTCGAGACTGTTCCTTCTGCGTAAGGACGTAATACTTTTGAATCCGTTGATTTTCTAGTCATGATCATTTCCTCATCCAACGTTTAAAATCGTCTATGTACGTCTGTCTTAATGCATCAATAGCCTCCTGGTTAGACCAGAAGGACCAGTATATAGGTCTTCCATGCTTATAGTCACCGAACCACATCTTACCGTCTCTAGGTGATGCCCACTCGTTGCCGTACCTCTTAGGGTGAGGCATTTCCTCTTCACCAACTAACAAGGAAACCTCGACAGCTCGACGCTCGCGTCTGTGTTCCTGTTGCTTGAACTTCTTATTGGAACGAGAGCATCCCCAACCTGATATAGGTGTCTTCTTACGGCTTCTGCTCATAATAACTCATACCTACTACGGTCTAATTCCGTCCGTGCCTCTTGTTCTAATGAGTACCAGGTATGCCGCTCCCAAGAGTCTTCTGCTTGTGCCTGCATATCTTGATAATGGGCGATTTTCATTTCTAAAGTCTTAAAATTGTCGTATACAATATCCATAACAATCTCCTATAGCTTCTGCTCATCTAATTGCTCCCGAAGCCTTCTGCAATATACTTCCCTGATGTAGTTCCAGTGTATAATCTCCTGAACATCAGATGCCTCGACTTGTTTAGCTTGAGCCTTGGCTATTCTACCTCTTAGGTATAGTATGCTCTCGTATTTCTCACTTCTGCTCATAATAACATCCATAGACCGAGCCAAGTTATTATGATAAATACAATAAAATGAATAGGTCGTATAGTAGGCTTTGTGTCTTCGTCCTCTCTATTGAGTTGCGGTACAGGCATCTTATTCTTAGCCTGTCTTATCAAATCTTGTAAATCATTCCACATAACAATCTCCTATAGTAATCCCAATCTACCATGCTTATCTAGCTTAAGTACATCTTTATAGTCGAATACAGGACATGTCTTAGCTGATACCTCTGTATGACCATGGAATGTAATATTGCCCCCGTAAGCCTTGTATGCAGTCTTGCATAACTCTCTCAATGTATCGAATTGTGCCTCTGTAAACTTCTCTTCTTTAAGGCCGTGTAAGCATACTGCTAATGTGCCTTTGTTATGTCCACCTTGTGCTGCTGGTACACGTTCCATGTTGCGCCCTGTTACAAGCTTACCTTTCTTGTCTATTACGAAGTGGTAACCTATGCCTGACCAACCGTTCTCTTTGTGCCATCTGTCTATTGTGGCAGCCAGCTTAGTACCTTTGAAGCCAACAGTAGTATTATCTGCTGCACTACAATGTATATAGAACTTGTTAACCCATCGGTCGGGTCTCTTAAAACTTGTTGCGTTCATCTCTATAAATTTCATGTGTTACCTATCTGTTAATACGCTTAAGAGGTATCTGACAGGACTCGCAGCCTGTGTGACCTAAAGTTGTGTCACAGATACCCCTTAAACATATTATTTCTTGGCTGGGTTTTGATTGGAGCTGTACGGAATCGAACCGTAGTCCAGATGCAGACTTAACTTTAACACCTGTCGAACCCTTCTCAGCCCCGTTATTTATCTTGTATCAGTATATCTATAATCTTGTCTAGCTTAGCATCTATGTTATCAATACGCTTATTCACTGGTTCTACTTTGTCGTCAATCATAGTTCTAGTTTCATGTCTTGTTGCATTACTATGTTGTTTGTCTTCTAACTTCGTTATTCTTTCCACGAGTCTCTTAATCATAAATAATCCTAATCCCAGCAATGCGCTTAATATTGGCGTCAGTAGGGCTAAGACATGTTCACTGGTTAATTCTAACATGTACGTAACCTCTGTGTCTAATGTATAGGATAGTTAGGCGTTCAATGGTTGACATCGTTGTCGTCGGCTTCGCTAGGCTGTCAGCACTCCATTAACGCGATGAGTTAATTTTCTATCCCTTCACTTAAACCCAAGAGGGTGCGTGATACAGCCGATTAAGAAGTCTAACACCAATCACCTATATTATCAATCACTTAACGTCTTTCCATGACTCTAGTCTCAATACTCTACGTAAAGTCCTAACATCTATGCCGAGCTTCTTAGCTAACTCTCCCTTCCTAAAGCCTGCGTTGCTAATTGCTAACTGTCTAATATCTCTAACATCATCAGCAGTAAGTTTATCCCTTTTGGTGGGTTTAGGGCTGTAGGTAGTTAGGTCAGGTTCCTTGAAGATAACATCCTCGGTAGCTATAATAGCTGGTGCGGGTGTTATATTCCCATCTTTATCAATGAGGTGAAGGTTATTTAAGTGGTTATTACTTATATCTCCGTCCACATGACACAACTTATGCCTCATGTTTCGTGGATTGTTACCTAGGAGGCCCACCCAGGCCCGCCACACGACAATATCAAGCCACTCTGGGTCAGCCTCTAGGTATGGTACTAATAGTCGCCCATAGGCGCCTACAGACGGTTTCAGCAGTCCGTTCCTGTCTAGGATAAGGCCGCATTGACTAATAGCATAGTCGCCGTGATTTCTAATATGTTTGAATAATATACCTTTGTACTTGAGTATGTTATGTTTATCAGTCATATTTTTCTCCTTTGTTATCTAGTATAGGGCGTATCGGCAGAGAAGTCAAATGCTTTAAGTAATTAAGTCGGCTGTATTGCACACCGTCTTAGGGTTAAGTGAGAAGGGAGACTTTCTTGTCATACTCTGGGATAGCACCTGTGGAGTATGTGACCAGCACGACATGGCCCCGAGTGAGTAAACCGGGGGAGTATTGTAAGAGCGTGATGCTGGTAGGAGACATGACTTAATTACGATGATCTTCTTTAAGCTCTGGTGTATGGCTTATACCATACCCTGAAAGTATCGTAGCATCAAGGTTAATACCTTATGTAGCATATACACTGTTTAGTAATACTACTGTAGTAGATATGTATATATAATCTAATTATGTATACATATTATAGTAATATGTTTATATATTGTAATAATATATACATGTATATATAATAATATCTATTATAAGTATGTAGTATGCTAAGCAGAGTATTGCTATCATGACGCATAAGGTTAATCCCCTCTCACTGCTTCGCGCCCCGAATAACATGTAAATATTGTATGTAAGTGTATGAATTGTCACACAAATTACTAACAACTTTTAGGCTTGGTAATTTGTGTGGTATCCTAGAGAAATTACCAGCTGGTAATCTTCGTGGTAATTTGTGTGGTATCCTAGAGAGATATCTTCAAAGATTATTGACAAGATCTCTCTGTGGTATCCTAGAGAGATATCTTCAAAGATTATTGACAAGATCTCTCTGTGTGACCAACATAACAGCCCTAAAACAGGCTCTTAGGCCCTAATACGAGGCTTAACGGCCCTAATTAAAGCTCTTATGTTTATGTGCGAGCACATTGAAATATGTTGAAGTTCTCCTTGACAATGGTGATAACTGTGATATACTTGTTGTATAGAGTGAAATTAAGGAGAAACACATGTTGATATTACTTACGATTATTATTATTTTGTTAGTGTTACTGTTGGGCGGTAAGTTGATGAAGGCTGTTGGTGGGATTAATATCACAGCAGGTAGATTCTTCGTATTCGCTCTTTGTGTTTATGGTATCAGCGCCTTAAGCGCTTTATAGGAGTGGATGATTATGAGTAAAAGCTTACAAGATGTCGACATACTGTATGAGAAACTTATGAAAGATATGGCTGAGGGTTCCACAGAGGCCATCGGCGGCATTATTCTAATGTATCTGACCTCAGCCTTTGAATTAGGTGAAGAAGCTCGTGAGAGAGATCTTAGGTCCGAATGGAGGGTGAGAGACTTATGAATACAAGTTTAATTGATATCGAAATGATGCGTAACCAGTTAGTTAAAGATGTAGCTGAGGGTTCATCAGGAGCTGCTAGCAGCCTTATTCTACTGTATCTGACCTCAGCCTTCGAGTTGGGCAAAGAAGCGCGAGAGAGGGAGCTACGGGCCTCTGGGAGGGTAATATGAAAGTGTTAGATATGTATGCATCGTTGCCTAAACGGTATCAGACAGTCGTTAATAAGAGCATACGGGCTTGGTACAAACTTAGTAAATGTAAACATAAAGATCAGAAATTCAACTGCTGGGTTGGGGAAGGACGGTCGTACCGCCCCACTTATCACTGCCGTGATTGTAATGAAAGATTAAATTATAAGGGGAGGGTAGTATGAAAACTCGGAAACCGTTAAGTAGAGAAAGGAAGATGGCGGAAGCTATAC